TGTAGCCTAAAGTTGCCATTATAATATACATAAAGATAATTTCTTTAAGTTCTTTTTTAATAAATAATAAAAGTGTATGGTTCTACTTTATGGCTAAAGAAAACAATGTTAAAAAAAAAATCAGATTAGGGTTATTTAGGCGTTTTTGTAAAAACGACGGTTAAATCATTTTACAATAATTAATATCTTTAGATAATATATATGCCGGTAAAACGCAAGAACGCTCGACGTACTAAGCCCGTCTCAAATGCGGTGAAGTCCTATGTGGATAGGGCAATCAACCGCCAAACAGAAACCAAACGAATAACATACGATAGCGGTCTTATAGGTATTAACAACACATTATCGAACTCTGGAGATTTCCTCCAGCTCTTGATAAATCCAGCTCAGGGTACGACATCTTATCAAAGATTAGGAACCAAATATAAGATCAAAAGTATGAACATTAGGGGATATTTGCAGTTAGAAGGTTCAGGATCTGCTGGACTACAAAAGATTGGTGTTAGACAAATGATTGTAAAGTCTAAGAAGTATCCAACCGGAACTCCTCCAGCTACAGAGTTGAGTTACCTGCTCGAAGCACCCGGAGGATCGTACACAACATTCAACGGTACGACAAACGATTTACACTCCCCTATATATAATAAAGCATTCACTGTGGCTAGAGACAGAAAGCTCTATATGTACCAGGCCGGAACGAATTCCAATGCGGACGACATGAGCCACGCTGTTAAATTCTTTAATATCGATTTAAAACAAGCCAGAGGAAAAGTCATAAACTGCGAGTTTGAAACCGGAAACACAACAAATTGGGGTTGGTGGATGTTGTTATCATGGATTGCATTAGATGGAACTCCAGGATTAACTAATAGTACAAATTTAAAAGTCCAATATACAGTAGATATGAAATATGAGGACGCTTAATATAAATCAGATTTTTTATAGCAGCGAGAAATCGCAATTACGCACCGTAATTGTGATTTAGAGCCAGAATGTTACGTGGGTTAAATGCACGAAAGGCAGATTGTTATATTTTTGATTGGGTGGTGATCGGGCGCTAGACCGAGCAGCAGGCCCCATACAGGAAATATCAATATGTATGAGTGTATTTCTCGTGGTAGTAATATTTTTCACCAAACTATTCTCTTATTCTAGTAATGTGCCAGCGATCTTTGCTTAAACTCTCACCCTCTACACACGGAGGAATATTAGCAAAGATAATTATATGGGGAGGATTAAACACTTTGGTCCCGGTCTCGTATTTGGTGTTACACACCATGCCATTAGAAATGGCTTCAATCGCAGCATAGGAAATGGCACCCTGAGAACATCGAGGGATGTCCCAAATAACCAGTTCACACTCGTCCATATCATTGTTGAAAACTAGGTTTATAATATCCTTTTTTGCTCCACCATCACAGAATAATGCATTGTACTTAACGACGCAATACTTTACAAAGGCGCTCTTTCCGATATTGCCCTCGGGCTCCCAAAACCAGTACACTCTCCTATCGATAACGGGTTTAAGTATGATATCATCCAGTATAGATTGTTGCCATGGACGCAGTTCTTCAATCGTCTTGATTTCTTTAGGATATCCATATTTAACAACATCCTTGTCTTTAGAACAATAAGCGTAGTTTTGTTCTTCAGAACCTTTACAGGCCTCTAAATGCGGTTTACCTGAAAGCTTTAGCTCGGTAATACGCATCGGTTTCTTGAGTTGTAAAAATCCTTGGAGGTGTTTCTTTTGGGTGGTCGGGCATATTTCTCTTCCATAGAAGTACTTCTGGGATAGCTTTTTTAGTTGACTATTCAAAGTGGCCTCTAAATTGTCTTTGTCATAGTTGAAGAGTGTGAAAGCATAGAAAGTCTTACGACTTGGTTGTCTTTTGCTTGTAGGGGAAGTTTCAGTATTACCTTCCCCTACTTGCCTCGTGTAGCCTAAAGTTGCCATTATAATATACATAAAGATAATTTCTTTAAGTTCTTTTTTAATAAATAATAAAAGTGTATGGTTCTACTTTATGGCTAAAGAAAACAATGTTAAAAAAAAAAT